ACGGCATACGAGATACATCGGTGACTGGAGTTCAGACGTGTGCTCTTCCGATCTGGTAGACAGGCTCGGGTTAACAGGGTTTGAGGTACAGCAAAACAAAGTGCTTCACAATTCCGTAGAAATGTTCAAGTTTAGGGGGTTAGCCAGGAACCCTTCAGCGATTCAATCTATGCACGGCTTTAATCGGTTCTGGGTAGAGGAAGCGCAGACAATCAGTGCGAAGTCATTGAAAGCCCTTACACCAACGCTCAGGGAAGAAGGTTCAGAGATATGGATGTCGGCAAACCCTATGTCATCAGCTGACCCGTTTAGCCAGCGGTTTATTAAGCCATTCGAGAAGGCGTTGATTAGAGACGGATTCTATGAGGATGATCTTCACCTTATTGTGATGATTAACTATTGCGATAATCCGTTCTTCCCCGAGGTGCTAGAGAAAGAGCGCGCATTCGATGAGAGGAACTTATCCACAGCCGAATATAATCACATTTGGCTCGGTGGTTATAACGATGAAGTGCAAGGCTCAATTATTCCTGTTGATTGGTTTAATGCCGCGATTGATTCGCATATTAAACTAGGTTTTAAAGGGCAAGGCTCACTGATAGCCTCACACGATCCCTCAGACGAAGGCGGCGATTCTAAAGGCTATGCTCTACGTCATGGCTCAGTCGTACTAGAGGTAAGCGAGAATCCTACAGGGGATGTTAACGAGGGTTGTGACTGGGCGATCGATAAAGCGGTTAAAGCCGGTGCTGATTATTTCGCATGGGATTGCGACGGTCTAGGGATTACGTTAAAGCGACAGGTCAACCAGGCGCTTAATGGTAAGAAGATAGAGCCAATCCTATTTAAAGGCTCGGAAGGCGTAGAAAAGGCAGAAGAGGCTTACCAGTCAACGGAAGGCGAAGACCGCGCAAAGGCTAAAACCAACAAGCAAACCTTTAAGAATAAGCGCGCTCAATACTACTGGCGTTTGAGGGACAGGTTTTACAATACTTGGCGGGCAGTGGAGAAAGGCGAGTATATAGACCCTGATGAGCTGATCAGCCTGTCTTCAAGTATTGAGGATTTAGACACGCTGCGATCGGAGGTGTGCAGAATACCGAAAAAACCTAATGCTAATGGTATAATTCAGATAATGAGCAAGATTGACATGGCTAAGCTGCAAATTGCCTCGCCTAACATGGCTGACAGCCTGATGATGACAATGATGGTTCCCGATACTGCGGCGACCTTTGAACCTATAGACTTTATGTCGGAGTTTTAACTGTGAAAGACGAAGAAATACACAAAGAAGCTATCGAAAGGTTCGAGGTTATCGAGACCCGAGAGCGAGACCAGCGTAAATTGGCTGTTGAAGATATGCTCTTTGCTAATGCAGAGGATGGCCAGTGGGAAGAAGACGCGATAGAGAAGCGATCAGACCGGCCTCGGTACACGATTAACAAAGTGGCTGGGGCTATTGACCAGATAGTAGGTGACCAGCGTCAGGGCCGGACTAACATCAAGGTTAGGCCCGTAGCAGGTGGAGCGTCGGAAGATATAGCGAACATCTTTAACGGCATTATCCGCAATATTGAAGCCCAATCTAAAGCGAGTAATTCATACGATTGCGCATTTGATGAAACACTGACCGGCGGTTTTGGTGGGTGGCGCGTCATCACTGAGTTTGATGACTCTAGTTTTAATCAAGAGATCAAGATTAAGCCGATTAAATCAGCGGCTACGTCTTTATGGTTTGGTCATTCGCTTGAATACGATAAGCGCGATGCTTCCCACGCCTTCCTCACTGTTGATATGCCAATAACGGTATTTAAAGAGAAGTTCCCCGATGCGATAGTGACTGATTTCAACACAGATCAAATGGCGCAAGGTAGCAGGCATTGGTTCCGTGAGAATGTCGTGAGAGTGGCGGAGTATTGGAAGAAAATACCTGTTAAGAAAGAGATTGCCCTATTATCTGATGGTCGCATTATTGATATTGAGGAAGAAAAGCAAGTCCTTGATGAGCTGGAAGCCACAGGCATCACGATAGTCAAACAGCGCAAAGTAAATGCACACAAAGTCGTTATGTATAAAATGAGTGGCGGTGAGATATTAGAAGGCCCAAAAGACTGGGCAGGTAAGTTTATTCCACTTATCCCTGAGTTTGGCAAGACCTCAAATATCGAAGGCGAAGAGCTAACCCGTGGCATAGTACGATTCGCCAAAGACCCGAGCCGGATTTATAACTACGCCACATCGGCCTCTATCGAGGCAGCGGCTTTATCACCTAAAGACCCCATATGGATGACTCCAGCAATGGCTAAAGGGCATAAAGAACAGCTTAAATCGTTTGGGCAGAAGAACCAGCCGTTTATGTTCTTCAATATCGACCCAGAAAGCCCCAGCATGATCCCGCAAAGAGGCGGTGCGCCTGCGGTACAGTCGGCGTTAATGGTGCAGATACAGCAAGCTGGCATGGATATACACGCCACGACCGGCTTGGAGCCTGCTAGCCTGGGCAATGTCCCTGAGCTTAAATCAGGCAAGGCTATTCTTGCACAGCAAGCTATGGGCGACAGAGGGGCGTTCATCTTCACTGATAACCACCATAAGTCGATTCAGTATTGCGGGGATATTCTGGTCGATCTAATCCCTAAAATTATGGACACAGAGCAGATGGTGCGTGTGTTGCATATCGACGGCACGTCAGAAGATACCGCGATAAATCAGGCTTCGCTCAGTGAGTTTGGCGAGACTATCGTCGATCAGCAGACCGGCCAAGCGGTGATGGTTAACGATATTACGATTGGTAAGTATGACGTTGTGGTTGATGCAGGCCCGGCATACCACACACAGCGAGAAGAATCAGCACAACAGCTTATTGACTTGGCTAGTGCTTCGCCTATCTTCGAGCAAGTGGCAACCGATCTAATCGCTAAAAACCTGAACGTATTAGAGAACGACGAGCTAACCAAGCGAATCCGCCGCCAAATGATTATGCAGGGCATAGTCGAGCCTACAGACGATGAAGTAAAAGAGCTGGGGCTAGACCAGCCACAAGAACCCGCTCCAGATCCCAATATGGTCATTGCACAGGCTGAAATGAAGAAAGCTGATGCCGATGTTCTCGCTCAACAGAACAAATCCCGTGAGCTAGGCATTAAAGAGCAGGAAATGATTGTTAAGCAGGAAGCACAAGACCTCAAAGAGTCACAGGTGGCAATGGATGAGCGCAGAAAGGATGAGGCACAAGAGGTTGACGAAGATACGGCAAGAGCAGACAACTTGGCTAAAGAAGCAAGGGCAGAACGCGACTACGCAGAGGCCGAGCAAACAAGGGAAGAAACGGCAGCCATGAAAACCGGCGTGAATAAACTATTGGAGCAGGTCAATGGCTCGCAGTGATGTTCAAGAGTTAATCAGGCGGCTTGATGATGCAGGCAAGCCAAAGAAGACAGCACCCCGACCAGTTGCTAAGCCTAAAGAAGTGGTCAAAGAGGTGGTTAAGGTCGCCCCGGTGAGTATCGACTTATCAGCGGTGACAAAGCAGCTTAAAAGCCTGGCTGAAAAGAAGACAAACAATAACGATATTATCGAAGGGCTCGCAGTCATTGCGGCCATGATTGATAAGGAAGGTGGCGAACTAGACCTGTCTCCTATTGTGAAGGAGTTAAAAATAATCTCTGAAAGCATAAGGAATCGGCCTTCATATAAATTCATTGTAAACAAAGACAGAAACGGCTTCACGACAACAGTTGATGCCGTGGTTGTGCAATAGACAACAAAGAGTATAATTAACAACAGCCCCGTAGAGCTTTATCTAACGTTACCGAGGAATTACAAATGCCAGACGCTGCACTTGATGTAGATGACAATATGCCCCCCGTGGAAGAAGTGAAGCCCGCCGAGGATATAGTGACAGATACAGTGGAATCAGCTCCCACAGAACAGGCCGAAGTACCTGTTGAGCCAGAAGACAATAAAATGTCAGACCGCGCTCAAGAACGCTTTAATAAGATCACTGCGGATAAATAT